TCCGATTCGGACACCTTTTTCTCTTCTGGTGTATCTTCTTTCATGCTTCTTTCTGTTTCTTTAGCTTCGCTCATTTCTTATCCCTCCCTATTTCAAATGTGCTGTTGCAATATATTCTTTAATTGCATCCAAGTGTCCCTGTACCTCTGTGTTCATCACCAGAAAGTTTCCTTTGTTATTCTGGCTAATAATGTTTCCTGTTTTTTCATCAACTTCGGAATAAGTAAATGCGATTCTGCTTCCCTCTCCGGTTGATAAATTCATAAAACTCGTCAGTACTTTTTTCATGCTGCTGCCTCCATCTGATTAATAATGGTTACTCTGTCATTTCCCAATTCAGTTTCATAATCTGGCTCGGATATTTCTATTTCTTCCGCTGTATAGTCAAGATCAAGTTCTTCAACTGCTCTGTCGTATGCTGTTTCGCTTGCATCTGCGAATCTCATGTGTTCATAATTTGTCTGCATTGCTTTTATCTCGAAGCTAAATTCTAGCCCCGGCGTTCCTTTTACCACAAAATGTGTTGGCGCTTTTTCTTCCACCCAACAGTCCCCATCACTTTCTTTCTGCAGAAATACATAATATGTAATCTCTGCATTTATGGATTCCTGGAAAATATCATCAAGATCAATCAGACAAGTCCCGTCGTCAGATATCGTTGCTTTTCCTATATCTCCAAAAATAGGTGATGCCATCTCATAACAATAAAACGCCTGCATTCCATAGTCTTTTGTGTCAAATATTCTTTTCTTAGTTCCTCTGACACTCAAGTCTGAAAGATCATTTCCGGATCCAATGTTATAGAAATGTCCTGACGCTTCGATATGTGAACTCGACTTTATCTTTCCTCTTGCAGTTATAGTTGACGATGATGAAATAGCGTTGAAGCTTGATGCTGTTGTGGCTGTTATTGATTGCGTCTTGATGCTGTCAAAATCACCATCACCGCAATCAATATCGCCAAACAGTGCTGTTGTAGTAGCACCTCCAATTACTACTGTATTTCTATTTGTTCCTTTGTGCGAAATATGATAAACCGAACCGTCTGATATTCTCATTTTCTTTTCAGACGAATTTATTTCCATTTTGTAGTTTCCTGTTGCATATGCATACAGGCTAGTCGAATCAATCCAAAATCCTCCTATTTTGCCGCTAATGCATTCCATTGAACCATCTGTTAAAATCTTAAAATAGCTGTTCGCCGTTACGATTCCGTTGAAATCTATTTTCGAAGCATTGATCTTTACTGACTGTGCGGTCTGATTTATTGATGATGCAATTTCTCCAGCGGATACTTTCGACTCTATTTCCGTCTCTGTCTGAGTGATTCGGGATCCGAGAGCGCTTTCTGCACCTTTTGCGCGAGAAACCTCTGACGTAATCGAGTTTTCTGCAACTGTAATCCTTGATATTGCAGTTTCGGCCGTACTTTTCGCTGTGTCAGCTGTATTCTTTGCAGTGTTTGCTGTTGTCTGTGCTGCATCCGCCTGAGCTTTTGCAACGCTTATATCCTGATCCTGGATTCTTTCCCAGGATGCTGTTTTGCTTCCTGATGTTGTTCCAGAACATTTCCACAACAGATTTATATTGTTTCCATAACTTCCATGGTTCGGGCTTTCCGGATATGTTCCTTTCGTCAGTTCAGTTGCAGTGTAGCTCGGCAGACTCTCAGCGGTTCCTGTTGCTTCTCCGGTTGCTCCGGAAACTGATGCTATAGTGAAGCCATAGAAACTGTCGCTTGAGCCGTCCGTATGCCAGTACACATAGAACTCTGCCGATGGGACGAAAACAGATGCACCAGCAATGTCAGTTCCTCCCAACTTTGCTGCAAGTTTCATCGTTCCGTTATCACTATAATAAATCTTTACATAATCGTAATTTACGTTTTCAGTTCTGGAGTTTGATGAAAACGTGATCTTTAATCCGGGAACCTTGTATGTGTATCTGTACGCATATCCGGTTGTGATATCATAGTAAATATCTCCTATGTGTAACGACTTTAAATTGTCACTTGTCCAGGATGATGCTGGTTCGTTTGATGTTGTCGGTATTTTACTCCCGTAGAAATTACCGTTTTTTTCCGACACTGCCTGGCGTACCGTAGTTACTTCAAGAGTGATATTATCTGTCGCCATTTTGATAGCTGCCGTCATTTGTTCTGTTGTGGAATAACTTTTCAGCTTTTCATCTGTATCGGCTTTTGCATTCTTCTCCGCATTATCTGCAGCTGTCTGGCCGGCTTTTGTGGCATTGCTTTCCGCGGTGTTTGCAGCATCCTGGCCAGCTTTTACCGCTGCATTGTATTTTTCTTCTGTTTCCACGGTTGTTGTATATGTTTTCGACACTTCCAGAGAAATACTGTCCGCCGCCTGTTTAATTGCGCTGTTCATTTCCAGTGTGGTTGAATAGTCCAACAACTTCGTATCTGTATCAGCTTTTGCGTTCTTCTCTGCCTGATCCGCGGCAGTCTGTCCAGCTTTCGTTGCATTACTCTCGGCGGTGTCTGCTGCCGTCTGACCGGCTTTTACCGCGTCCGTGTACTTTTCTTCCAACTGTCCAGTTGTGGCGTACGTTTTAGATACTTCCAGCGTAATGCCGTCTGCTGCCTGGCTGATTGCACTATTCATTTCAACCGTTGTGGAATAGTTTTTCAGTTTTGTATCAGTGTCGTCTTTGGCATTTTTCTCTGCGGAGTCTGCCGCTTCCTGTCCCTCCTGAACTGCATCTGCATAGAGCTTGTTTGCCATTTCTTGTGTTGCATATGTTTTTGAGACCGTTGAAAGAATGCTTGTCTCAGTCATTGTAATCGCTGATCTGAGCTTTTCCTCTTCCCCTTTTGCTCTTGACACTTCTGCAGTTATAAGTCCCTCCTGGACCTCGATTTTGGAAAGCGCAGATTCTGCTGTACTCTGAGCTGCTTCAATGTCCTTATCTTTTACCCTTACCCATCCATACTCATTACTGTCATTTTTCTGATACTGATAAGCATAGCCGGTTGTGGTATTGAAAAAGAGATCTCTTTCGTGTTCCTGCCTCAATTCGTCTGTCGTCCAGGCAGATGCCGGATTGTTTTCGGATGTTGGTTCATAATTTCCGTACCAGTTTCCGGATTTTCTCTCCAGCTGCTGCTCCAAACTCGAAACAGAAAGAGTTATCTTTCCGTCCATGGCTTTCAGGGATGTTGTGACCTCTTTCAGAATCGCTGTTTTATTTGCAGAGTCTCCATCTGATATTTTGGTTTCAATGTAGTTTTTGCACTCTGTTGATAGTGCTTCTGTTTTAACAGAACCGGCAAGGATTCTCTCTCCTATAATCTGGCCATCCAGTGTCATTCCGATCGTGTACGGGCCGTTATATCCATTGTGAGATCCGCCGATTCCGTTTTTATTTATCTGTAGTATATTTGTTGCCTGTTCTTTGTCCGGTGCATCCATGTACAGATCCCGAAGCCAGAGACCGTTTTCATCAAATTCTGTGAGTTTGTATCCGCCTTTTGCTCCCGTCATTTGTTTCGTAAGATTATCAATTGCGGATTTCATCCAAGACGCTTGAACTCTTCCAGCCTCTGTTGTTTCTTGCCGGATCTGAGTAAATGTCCCAGTAGTCTGATCTGTGAAAGACTGCTGCAGATTTTCTCCCAGTGTCAACTGCGCCTGATCTGGTTGCTGCAATGGGATTTTCATTTCCATAACCGGCAATACTTTTTTCATTCCATACGGAATTGCATTGCAGAGCACACGGTCTCCTATATCAAAAGAATCATAATCCTGGCCAAACAATGACAAATCCACTGCAGTCAGGGAAATGACAAGGTTCTCATACTGCTGCGTCGTCAGATATTCTGTTGCTTTTTTCAGGAGGTTCGCTGGCGTTGCTACATCGTCCCACTTCTCTGTTTTCCACACCCATCCGAAACTTTCTACCGCCTCTTTGCTGTATATGTAGTCTTTTCCGTCGTTTACGGATGTAATGTCCACATTCTTTTCAAGGCGTTCAAATTCGGATGCGTTTTCGTCTGTTTCCTGTTCGATTGCTGCCCCCAGCGGGATCAGAGCTGTGATAACATCGTCGGCAGTCATTGTCTCTGAGTAATCAAGCAGGTTCTCTCCGAATTGAATTGGTTGTTCGCAATACTTGCCGTATTCCTGTATATTTATCCAGTCAAGGTATAGCTTGTCTTCTTCGTGTCTGAGTCTCAGGTATCCGCCCAGGCGATCAACCAGTTTCTCCCTGATCGCTTCAAGGGTGTTTTCTCTGTCAGTTATCCTGTACAGAGAGTCATTGCTGTCATGGATCGTAACAATCCCGATATAGATTTTCTTTCTGTCCTCAACCTGATTATTGTGCAGCTGTAGCCACGCGTCTAACATTTCCCTGGGCGGCATGTCGTGCCATTCCTGCTGCGGCAGAATCGTATCTGCCAGGAACGACAACGCTCCGGTTGCTTTAATCGGTTGATTTTTAAACCGGTCTTTTTCTCTTGTGCGGACTTCTCCGTAAAAGATTTCTGTTTTATCTCTGTACACTGAAATCATGCTTTTTCTGTTATGAATATCATTGTACAGAGGATTTAAAGCCGGTACTTTCAGGGTTAACTCTCCTGCATATCCTGTCTGCAGGTCCAGCTCCGGATTGATAACTGCTGCCTCCCGGTCTCCTGGATAATACAGGATCTTGCCATCTAATTTAATTTTGTACATTACAATGATCCCCTCCTGTAAACAATATCCAGTGTTCCGGATCCGGAAAATTCCAGAGTTTCATCTGTTCCAAATACAATGATGTCTGGGAATCTGTTTCTCCCAAGTGTTAATGTGTATGTCTCTCCGCATCCTGTAACTTTTAAACCTGCTGCACCTATACTTTTTACATTCAGTACCGGTACAATTGCAATATCTCCGGCGTATACCGTGTATGATCCGGAACCGGAAATTGTAATTCCGGCTCCCTGATCTATTACACCCGTTTCAAAATCAAATGGATCCCAGAGCCAGTCCTCTGTTGAATCTGCAAGTGAATATTTGTACGGATCTGCTTTCGGAATACTTAAATGAAATTGCCCCACCTCTCTGGAACGGTCAAAATCCGTAATATATACTCTGCCGGTCCAGAAATACGCTGGATCATTCGAAAACGTTACTCTCACATTCTTTCCATGCAGCTGTCCTCGAATGTTTGAGATAAAGTTGTCCCAATCTTCCCTTGGTTTCTTTCCTCCAAGCAAAACGTCAATTTCTCTTGATTTGTAGATTGTTCTTCCTGTTATCGCTTCCGATCCATCCAGGAATCCGTCTGCACCTGGAATATCAATGTAATATGTTTCTACATCCGGCTCTTTGATATAATTGTTGTTTCCAATCGCACATCCCCAGTCTTCCAGCGTATCAATGACTTTCCCTGTATTTTCAACTGTAATTGTTGCTTTTATTGTTAATACATTATTCATCTATACGCCGCCTCCTTTGCTATTCTTCCAAGCTCTGTATTTATTGCGGGTGCAAGTTTTCCAGCCCATTCTTTGTTGTCGAAATAGATTTCCTGTCCTGCGCTCATTACTTGGATCAGCTGTGCCAGCATTCCGGTTATTCCTGTAATATCTGTTTTGTTCAGATTATTAGCTGGTTTCATTGAGCTTGTGTCTAACTGCATATCCATCTGAACATCTTTCATTGCATCAGCAACAAGTCCCTGGCTCTTTTCAATTCCTGTCGCAAGGCCTTTCATAAAGTCCGGCATCCATTCCTCATAGTAATGTAACGGACCCTCATCCGGTCTTGAGAAATGCAACCATGATCTTATTGTGTTTGCTACGTTCGATACTGCATTCGTTACGTTACCTATGCAGCTCCTGATTCCGTTTGCAATACCATTCACGAAATCCTGTCCCCAGCGAACCGCCTGCCCTGGTAATCCCGTAATATAACTGATTGCGCCGGAAAATCCATTTACAACAGCAGAGTATACGCCTGACAGTGCTCCAGATATTCCAGACACAACGCTGTTAAATGTATCAACGGCTCTGTCTTTCATGTTTCCGGCGTATTGTATAACTGTTTCCTTTACGTTCTGCCACGTTTCGGACGTTCTCTCTCTGATGTTATCCCAGTATTCTGAGGCTCTGTCCTTCAAGTTCTGGATTGCTTCTGTTGCACTTTCTTTCAGTTTTTTCGCATTATTAACAACGAATCCTTTGATCGCTGTCCATGCTTTTGACGCTGCCTGAGACGCAGAATCCCATATTTTTGACACTGTGTCCCGGAACCCTGTAAATAGTGTTGTGGCTGCGGTAACAAGTCCTTTTGCCAGAGTGGATACAACCTGCTTAATTCCGGTCCATATTGTTTGCGCTGCGTCTTTGATATTTGTCCAGATATTTGATGCGTCTGTTTTGAGTTTATCAAAGTTACCTGTTACCAGGTCGATCAGTAAGATCACCGGTGCAAGAATTGTATTTTTCAACAACTCCCATGCGCCCTGTGCAATCGTCACAAGTCCCTGCCAGATGTTCTGCAGTGTATTAACTGCATTCTGCCATAGCGTTGTGATCGTTGTCACAATTCCGGATATAACCGGATTCTGCATCATTGTCGTCCAGATATTTGCAAAGAAATCTGATACCTGCTGCCAGATACCGGACCACCACGCCGGAACTCCTGCAAAAAATGTAACAACGCTGTTCCATGCCTGCGGTATTGTTACGGTAAAAAAGTTTACAATTCCATTCCATATCTGCATGAAAAAGTCTGATACCTGCTGCCAGATTCCAGACCACCATTCCGGAACTCCTGAGAGAAAATCCATCAGTGTGCTCCACGCCTGCGGTATTGTATCTGTAAAAAACGATACAATTTTTTGGACGACTGCATTTACTGCATCCCGGAACCATTCGCATTTTGTGTACAGCAATACCAGAGCTGCCACAATCGCGGCTATGACAGCAATAACTGGGTTTGCGGCTATTACTCCAAACAGTGCGGTAAAAGCACCTTTTAGCTTTCCAATAATACTCGTTATTGTTGTTAAAGTTTTCGTCTTAGAAAACAGTTCTGTAATCGCAGATATTCCGGTTGCAACCTTTCCAACCATTATCAACAACGGACCAATCGCGGCGACTATCAGTGCAATTGTAGCAACTACTTTCTTCTGTCCTTCACTCATTCCATTGAGCTTTTCAACAAACCCTTGAATAACTTCTGCCGCTTTTCTGATATATGGCATCAGGATTTCTCCGAAGGCAATTGCCAGCTCCTGCAAGGCACTCTGCAAAGTTGTAAGCTGTCCAGAAAGATTATCCTGCATGGTTTCAGCCATGTTTTCAGCGGATCCTTTGCAATTATCAATATTTTTTATAAGTTTCTGGTAATCTTCATCTGATGAATTGATTATTGCGAGCATGCCGCTCATGGCTTCTTTTCCAAAGATAGCTGTCGCTGCCTGCGTCTGCTCTGCTTTTGTCATTCCTCCCATGGTTTCGCGTAAAAAATCCATGGTTTCACGCAGTGTTTTCATGCTGCCATCTTCGTTCTGCAGTGCTTTATTGTACAGTCTTACATTTTCTGTGGTCCCCTCCTGCAGCTGAGTCAGTGTTTCGTTTGCAGTCGCAAGCTCTGTTTGCTTTATTTCCAACGTTGCGGCAGCGTTTGAGGCTTCTGTTGACTCAGATCCGTACTTTGATACCGCATCATTGTAAGCCTGTTGTGCTTTATCTGCTGCCAGTGAAGCTTTTTGCACTCTGAGCATTTGCTTGTCAATTTTAGCTTGATCTATAGACGTAGCCGATTCTGTTGCGTAGAATCCCCACTTTTCCATTGCGTCTCCAACATCTTTTGACGGTTTTATCATGTTTGTCAGGGATGATCTCAACTGCGTTCCGGCTGACGACGCTTTGATTCCGCTGTTCGCCATAAGGCCGATAGCGACTGCTGCATCTTCTGCGCTATATCCAAGTGCACCTGCTACCGGTGCAATATACTTGAATGTTTCTCCCATCATTCCAACGTTCGTATTAGCGCTGGATGATGCCTGTGCCAATACATCCGCAAAATGAGAACTATCTTCTGCCTCCATTCCGAAGGCTGTGAGTGCGTCTGTAACAATATCTGACGTAGTTGCAAGGTCTTCTCCAGATGCTGCCGCAAGATTCATAATTCCAGGGAGGCCGTCGTACATCTGCTGTGCATCCCATCCGGCCATTGCCATGTATCCCATAGCGTCTCCGGCTTCTTTTGCAGAGAATTTTGTCTGTGCTCCCATCTCTCTTGCACGTTCTCGCAACTTATCCATGTCTTCCGCAGATGATCCGGATATTGCGGCCACATTGGACATGGAGCTGTCAAAATCTGCCGCAGTCTTTACTGCTGCTGTTCCAAGTCCTGTCACTGCCGCCGTAACCGGAAGCATTTTTTCTCCGGCAGATGTCAGCGACTCCCCTATTTTCCCGGATGTTTCAGAAATCTCGGCCAGTTTTGCGGATCCTGATCCAACTTCATTCTCAAGCGATTGCAGGCTCTGTTCTGTTTCTATAATTGTCCTTTTCAGAGCGTCATACTGTTCCTGGGATACTTTTCCCTCCTGGAATTTCTGCTGTACTTCCCCTTCTTCGTTTTTCAGAAGTTCCAGCTTTTCTTTTGTGTTTCCGATTTCATCAGACAGTGCTCTCTGTTTCTGCTGTAATAGTTCCGTATTCGTAGGATCCAGTTTCAGCAACTTATCAATTTCTTTGAGTTCTGTCTGTGTAGTATTTATTTTTGCATTCAGACCATCAAGCGACTGCTGCATCTGAGTAGGTGCATTCTTCGCTTCATTTTCCAGAGACTTCAAGCTCTCCTCGGTTGCAATGATTTCTCTTTTCAGAGCGTCATACTGTTCCT